CCAATCAAGCATAAAGATAAGACCATGATTCTTACCCTCAGCAAGAGTAGTTACTTTCCTGAAAAGATCTTCATTATATTTGTAGGTGTGTAGTTTAGTGCAATCCAGAACACCAGTGCTAGCGGTCGTAGAACGGGCATAAGAATCTGCTGCCTTACGACACTCAAACTCTTTTACCAGATAGTTAACTTCTTTCTGAGCAGATCGCTTGAACTCAGTAAACTCAGCATCAACAAAATCAAAAACTTCTGGATTAGCGATATCAGACCATTCTTCTATGCAACGATTATGAATTTCCTGATTAGGAATAATAATATTCTCAAGATTCAACTTAGGAATCTCAGCGTATACATTCTCAAACCCTTCCATTGATGCAAGTTCTTTGATTGCATCTTCTAGAGAATCTACAGTTTTCAATTCAATGCCTTCATCAACAGTTTCACCAGGGTCTTGAGGATTAAATTGTTGTTTTTCTGCAGTTCCACCATAAGATTCACCTTCTACAGATTCATTATCAACAGAATCATCAGAATCTGTTGATTCGGTGGAACTCTCAGAAGACTGCTGTCCTTGCGATTCTTGCTGCTGCTTTTGATGAGTATCAGTTTTCGCCTCTTCTTTACAGAAGTTATACAGTTCCTCAGCAATATTCAGAACATCATCAAATGTTTCACACTCAGCAACTTTTTTGACAAAAATATTTTCTTCTGAAGATTTAAAAGGAATTTGAACAAAATTACCAATTTTAAAATGCAGATTGATACGATCTGCGAGATTCATCAAATCAATATTTTCATTCTCAAGGGCAAAGAAATCCTCATCAGAAAGTTCCTGATAACCACGATAGAAAGTCTTAGGGATACCAGCGTAACGACGCTTCATCAGTTTTTCAATGCGAACATCTTCAACAATATTCACCAGTTGTGGAGGAATCTTTTTCTCCAGTAACCAATTGCGATCAGGGGTGTAAAGAGCATGTCCCACCTCATGTCCAACCAACATATCATAAACAACACCACTCGCTTTCTCCCACATCGGGAGAGTTAGAACACGAGTATGAACATTGAACTGTGCAGTTTCAACGTGACGGTGCTCTACAACCAGATCTTCAGTTGCCAGTAGTTTAGCAAGGTGTGATTTGATTTCGTGATTGACCGTCATGAAGTAACATCATTCGTATGGACTCATAATACGACGAAACCCGCCTCTTGGACGGGTTCATGTGCCTCTTCTTGAACTGTCTGAGTGCTTCCTTACGTGCTCTCATCGCTTGAGGTTTGAGAGTTCGTTTCTGCTCCTTCTTGGAGTGGTGTTGCCAGTTAGGGGTGTTCATCGGAAATTCCCTTAATACGTTTCCACTTATTATACATGGCCTGCATATGCCATGACTGTGCCAGACTCTTTGGTCCGTTTTCTAGCAGATCAAGTTCTTTTTTGTTACTAGTGAACTGCTTGTATTCTTCCCTCCAATTCATTGCACAATACGAGAAAATCCTTTTACTTTGTCAAATTTTATCACATTTTCAAACTTATCATGCAGTTCAGACTTATGTGAAATTACGAAGATATTTGCATCTTTGATTACATATCGGATAATCTTAAGAAACTCATCAGTTCCAAATCCATCGAGAGATGAATCAAAAACTTCATCCATAATCAATAGGTTGGTGTTAACAGAGTTTTTGACTCTAGCAACTTCTCGCCATGTAAAAAGTAGTGCTAGATCAATTCTCATCTTTTCACCTTCACTAAAAGAACTATAAGAAAAGTCCTCATGAATAGGAGATTCAACAGTTTCACTAAACTCCCCATCAAGTTTGAAGTTGATGTAGAAGTCCATCATCTGCAGGTAACGATTTACCTGTTTATTAATAAATGGAAGATACTTCTTAATGATCTTAGTTTTTACGCCATCATCTCTAAGTAGAGAATAGGCAAAGTCGTGATGAACGACTTCTTGTTTTCTATCAGAAAGGTATTCAATTGTCTTTTGGAGATTTTCCCTAAACTCTTCTAACTTTTCATGTTCAGTATTTCTGTTCTGCAGGTTACTGGTAATAATTTGAATTTCATGTTCAAGATCTCTGATTTGTCTTTGGTTAAGGCTAATCCGAGTATTGTTTTGAGAAATGCCATGTGTTAGTTTTGTAATCTCCTTAGAAAAGGTGTTGAATTGACGCTCTCTTTCTTGTTCAAACTTAATAGTGGATTCAAGTTCATCAAATCCCTGCTTCAGTTCTTTTGCCGTATTTTGAGCGTCACTAATTCTATTTAACCGAAACTCTTCTTCAATATCTTGCTGACAGGTAGGACATACCGTATTTTCTGAGAAAAACTTATGTTCTTTAGTAATTGTGCTTACTTTTTGAGATATTTTTCCCCTAAGAGTGTTTAGTTTTGATAATTTTTTAGCAGCACCAGTAACACTTTCCCGCTCTTTAGTATATCCATGAATATTCTCTTCAAGGATAGAATTTTGCTTTATATAATGAGAAACTTCTTCATCCAACTTGTCAATTTTTACATTATTAGAATCAATATTGGCATTACCACGATTCTCAAGTTCTTCAATGAAGTTCTGCTGCATCTTCATTTTGTCTCTGATCGTTTGTTTCTTAAGATCAAGAGATTTAATTTGATCTTTCTTTTCTCTAATTTTATCTTTAATTAAGTTACCCATCGCAGAGAAGATACGAATATCAAGAAGATCTTCAATAACTTCACGACGATTAGTGGTAGTTAACTGCATGAAAGGCACAAAGGTGCTACTACCAAGAATAACAATCTGAGTAAAAGACTTGTAATTTAATTTAAGAATACTTTGTTCTAAAACTCTTTGATTAGCACGATCATCTGCTTGCTTATGCAGAGAAGTTCCATTTACTTCAATATCAAATACATTTGGTTTAATTCCACGACGCACAAGATAATCGCGACTGTTCACAGTAAATTCCAACTCAACGAGACATTCTCTCTCGTTTGTTGTATTAACCAACTGTGGTTTATTAATTTTACGAAATGGTTTATTAAACAGAACAAAAGTTAGCGCATCCAGAATAGTGGATTTACCTGCGCCATTTGTTCCAATAATTAAATTCGTATTGTTTTTCTCAAAATCAATCTCCGTTAGTTGATTTCCAGTAGAAAGGAAATTTTTCCAACGAATCTTTTTAAAAAGGATCATCTCTGTGGTTTAGGCGGAATAACAATATCGTCAGGAGTTACCACTGCATATTTGTAATTATACATCTTACACGTCTTTATTGCAAGGTCATCATCTACTTCTATAACTTGCATGACCTTCTCATAATCAGGATCTTCCTTTAGAAGCATAGCATAGCGTTCTGCATCATCTTCATCCTCAAACAAAAACAAAACCTTATCTCCTTGAGCATCTTGAACGGCATATGCACCGTCATCTTGTTTGTCTTTGAGGGTGAGAAGAAACATGTTACTCCACTTCGCAAGCTTGCCTGTATAGATCTTGAAAAATGTTTTTGATAACACTCTTATCAAATTCCATTTCTGCTTCTTCAATATATCGATTTAAAATTGATAGAGTATTTTCGTCCTCATCAATTTCAAAATCTTCACTTTCCTGAATTTCAAAATTTTCTACAATCTTTAAATCTTGAATTCCAGAAACATAAAGTTTGTCGATAAACTTCTCAAATGCCTTAGGATTAGTTTTTTTCCTAACAATAACCTTTACAATTTTATTCTCATATTCAGAAGCATCAAACATCTGGTATGGGGTATCCTCATAATAGATGTTATAAAATAATTTATAAGGATTATTAATCTGAGTTAGAGTATGGTCATCCGTATCAAGAATGTGGAAACCACGAGGATCGTTCACATCATTCCAGAACATCTCATATGGATTACCTAAGTAAAAGATTTGTCCGTTGTCTGATCGTGTGTGGTAGTGACCCGAAAATGTTCTATCAAACTTTTCAAATAGTTTGCAGTCCATACCGTCTTCCATGACATGTCCGCGATGAGCTCTAAATCCGTTGAGCTCAAGGTGCCCCATCACATACTTGCTAGTTGAAACTTCAATTGCATTGACAGTATCCTTAAAATTTTCAGAATTGATCCAAGGAATAAACAATACATTCAGATTATCTATCTGAACTTCTGTCGGAGAACCATAGGTCTTAATATTAGAATACGTTTGAAGAAGTAGTTCTGGTGAATTTACATCATTAGTATTTTTATAATAACAATCATGATTACCAATAATCATATGTGTTTCATATTTGGCAAGTCGATCAAATACAACACGCTTTGCCCATTCTAGACTTTGATAATCAATGGACTTGCGACTATCAAATGCATCACCCATATGGATAACAGCACCCACATTATGCTCCTCTAACGCTGGGAAAAAGACATTATCGTAAAAGAGTTCAAAGTAATCGTGGAGATGCTTAGAACCCTTACGTGCTCCATAATGGGTATCAGTGATAATCGCAATTTTCATCTATTAGTCTTATACTGAATATTATCCTTAATCGTATTATACTCCGAACTACTACCAGAAAGCAAGCTATCATCAACCATCATAACTTCATCAAATCCAGTTCGCTCAATAATTTTAGTTTTAATATCAAGTTGTTTCTTTTCTTTCTGAATACGACGCAAAAAAGCGTAATGAATGATTTGCGTAAAATAAGCAAATGGATTCTTAGATTTCTCTGGATCAAAATTATGAATGTATTGAACACAATTTTCAATACCATCAGAAATCATGTCCTCACGAAACATGTAATTCACAAAGTTTGGTTTATATGAAAGATGAGTAGCAATTTTCAAAAAACAATCACCCAGATAATTAGTGATTTGTGGTTTTCCAATCCAACGCTGGGATCTGTCTGCTTTAGTAGGTTCTCTACCATCGTTATTTTCTTTGAAACTATCAGCAACTTTTGCCCTGTAGACAATTAGTGCTTCAAGCAACTCCTTGTTGTTAACATAATGTTCTGTCTTCTTCTTAGGCATGGCATTATAATCTTAAATGTAGGTTGTTATTATTATAACACACAATTATGACTTGACAACATAGCAGATTTTAAGTAGAATATCTTTGTTAGGTTTGAAGAGACAGATATAGCTTTAATTACTTAACGTCTTTATCAATATCCTTTGGAGGTATTTTAAACATATCTTCTAAGTGTCTTCTTGCTTCCTCCACCGAAGTGAGATATCCCATCTTTTGAGAAATATTTACTCTACTTGATGAGTTTTTCAATAGAGATCCTTCTTCATCATCATCGTCGTCGTCACTAAGATATCTATCATAAACTTGGATAATTTTTTGATCACTTGTTTCAGTCATTGTGATAATTTTATCGTAACGAATAACAAAAATGTCTTCGGTAGACATTTCAACCCAAGGTTTAATCTTTACTAAAGAAGTTCCATGATGATTAAAAGTTTTCATCGTGACAGGACTCTGTAAAATAATTACAGGTTCATCACCACTATCATCAATAGAAACTAGGGCAAAAACTTCTTCTCCAGATATAAGTTTTATAATTGCGTAAAACTCTTCTTGCATATTAGTTCTTAAGTGGTATGTTTACGATATCGTAATTGAAATTCTCTTCACTATAAACTTTAATTCTTTCAATCAAATGATTAAGTGTATAGTTTTTCCTGGATTGGTATGATATGTCGTCAGCAATGTCATAGAGAGTTGCCTTTGTC